GAGCCGGTGACTTTATTGATCAGCTTTACGACCAGGATGATAGCGGCGATGACCGCGAGTATTGCGATGACTATCCATGTTATCGGGCAGGCGAGAAGCGCACCGTTCATTAAGAATTGTGCCGCCGCGGCTAATTTCGTCGCTACCTGATATGCCACCACAGCGGCGACAACGCTGAACAGTATCGGCGCGATGACGTTCCAGTTCGCGGCGATGGCGTATCCGAGGTCGACCATAACGGAAGCAATCTGCAAAAGTCCGTCAAAAATGCCGATCAGTACTCCCGCGCCGCCGGCCACGCTGTTCAGAACGTTTTCTATCTGTCCCCAGTGGGCTTCTATCGTTGCGATGAGCTGCAACACGACAGGGTAGAGCTTCTGTCCCACCTCGTCCATGAGCGCGTTCCAGCGGTTTTGCAGCTGTATAACTTTGCCTTCGGGTGTGTTGCTCATAGTGTCATAGAGGTTCGCCCAGGACTCGTTTATGACCTCGTCGAGGACTAACGCTTTCTGCATATCTGTGCCGTTTTCGATGATCTCCTTCTGCGCGTCGGTCAGCTCAAAGCCCTTTTTGGCGAGACCGTCGAACGTTCCGTTCAGAGCCTTGCCGAGCTGTGTCGCGAGGTCGACCATCTGCGAGTCGTCGAGCGCGCCGCCGCCCGTCATACCGATGGCGTAGTTCGAGAGCGTTCCCATCATTGAGCTTATCGCCGCCGGGTCCTTCATGTAGGTCGCGAGCTCGGCGGCGCCGGCGAGCATATTGCCCTCGTCATAGATGCCGCGCGATTCGATACCCGAAGCGGTAGCTTTCAGCGCCGAATATGTGTCCGCGCCGCCGCCTGAATTGGCGAGAACCGCGCGGAGCTGTGTATCGCTGCGCATACCGTTGTTCGTCTCCGAGAGAGCGTTCTTCGCGAACCCGAAGAGCCCTCTGACCGCCTGTGCTCCGGCATAGATCGAGACGAAGCTCTTTATCCGGTCGACCATTGAAGCCGCGCTGACAGTTCCGCGCTCCATGTCGGAGTTGAGTTTCTGCTGTGCGGTGTCGGCGTCGCGGATGCTTTTCTCAATGGCATCGAAAACGGTTCCGGCTTTTGCCAGCTCCTCGCGCGCCGCCTTGATTGCCGCGACGTCGACCGCCTTCTTCGAAGCGCCCTGCATCGCCTCGAAGCTGTTCAGGACGAGCTCCATCGCGTGATGAATGCTCTTCAGCGGGCTCGTCACGCCGTCATAGAGCGCGATCGCCGTTTTGATGGTAGCCACAGCGAGAACCTCCTTTCATCGTTTTCGTTCAAGCTCCTGCCGCTTTTCCTTCTCCGCCTCGACCCGGACGTTGATAGCGGCAATGATGAACGCCCGCTCACGTCTCGGAAGCGACAGGAATTCGTGCGGCAGAATGTGTAATTCGTGAAGACAATAGTAAGCGATATTCGCTTCACTGTCGTCTTCCTTTATGAGTTTTTTGCGGCTTCAACCTCGTCGTCGAGGAGCGTGTCGAAGCCGCATATCTCCTGAACCTTCGCGACGCAGTCGACGTATTCGCCGGGCGTCAGCATGGTCTTTAAGAGGTCTTCGGCGCACTTCACGTGATAGCTGTTCTGAAGCTCGGCGTCGCTTAAGTTCGGGTAGACGATGCAGGCGACCGCGAGCTTTGCAAGGTAGAGATTGTAGTCTACCTCGTTCTGGAAGAGATTCTTTTTGCCCGGTGTCGGAACACGCTTCGTGCAGCTGCGTCTGATTTCCTCGTCGTGCGCGCCCGAGATAGGCTGTAATGTCCATTCGACCGGCTTGCCGTCGGCGACGAATCGCTTTGAGACTACGTGCTTTACAGATTCAGCCGGAATGGCGTTTTCGGAAAGAAATGCGGATAGATTCATGTTCTTTGCTCCTTTTTCGGAATTTTAACATATTGCGCTTGATTCTGCGTATAATGATGTGATAGAATGATATTGTACAAGATAACGTACAACAGGAGGTAAATAAAGATGCTTGCCGCTAACTATTCAAACGTCCGCGAAAATCTTAAAGACTACTGCGACCGCGTCGTCGACGACAACGAAACGGTCATCGTGACCAGGAAGAATGAGAAGAATGTTGTCATCATCAGCCTCGCCGAATGGAACGAGCTACAGAAGAGGATCCGTAATGCCGAATACCTCGCGGGTATTGACCGCTCGATCGCCGACTACAAAGCCGGACACGTAATCACGAAGACGCTCGACGAGCTGAAAGCGATGGAAGATGAGTAACATCTCGTTCACTCCGCGCGGGTGGGACGATTACACCTACTGGCAGACGCAGGACAAAAAGACGCTGAAACGCCTGAACGCTCTGCTCGAAGACATCGTCCGGAATAAGTTCACGGGACTCGGAAAGCCCGAGCCGCTGAAGCACCGCGACGGATGCTGGTCAAGGCGTATCGACGACGCGAACAGGATTGTCTATCAGGTAACCTCCACAGATGACATAGTTGTCTTTGCCTGCCGCGGACATTATGAAGATTAACGCGAAATCGAAAGGGACGGAAATCCGCCCCTTTTTTCTTATCTCATCCCGGCAAGCTCGGTGAACTCCTCGGGCATATCCCAGAAGTCGAACGTTCCCGAAAGGTCCTCTTCGAGAATGCCGTCGCCCGCCTGAAACTTCGCGAGCGTGAACTTCTCGCAGAGGCAGTCGTGCAGAATGATCGTCTGCCGACCGACCGCCGAGGTCGGGTCTTCGTTCGAGGTCTGAATCTCGAAGGTCGGCATGACTCCGGTCTTCTGATAGGTGTCGGCGATCTTGCGGAAGACCGATGTGTTGTAGTGCGCCTTGCCGCTCCACGTGCCTTTACCTCCGGTCGCCTTGTGCCCGAGTCCGACTCTGCCGAGAACCTTCACGTCGGTGATCGTCACGGCGTAGGACGATTCGAACTCGGTCATCGACATGAGATTATAACGATTGCCGTCAATCGTCACGTAGCAGTCGGCGAGACTGCCGCAGACAGCGTCTTTCGCGTTCATTGTGGTGTTCATTGCTTACCTCCTTATTCAACGTAGACGGTCATGTAGAGCTGCTCCATGGCGTTCACCGGGGTGACGCGGCTCGTCACAACGACCGACTTCTTGCTCTCGCCCGGAGCGACCGTCACGTTCTGCGGGTCGAAATCCTCAATCGCGCGGACAGACTCGAGCTGACGATGATGCGTCACGATGTCGTTCCAGAGCGAGACCCTGCCCGCGGCGTCGTTCGGCATCTTTCCGACGTACTTCTTGCCGAAGAGAACCGCGATGTCGTTCGCGATCTGATCGAGGACTCTGACAGTCTGATTCGACGCGAAATCCTCCGACTTCTCGTCGGTGAAGCTTACGAAGCTGTTGATGTCGGTCAGCACGCAGACGTCATCGTCGACGCGGTGGAGCATGAACGAGCCCTCTTTGATTCCGGCTTCAAGCGCCGACTGCGTGTAATCGGTATCAACGTCGTACTCGCCGTCGTATGTCAGATTCGTAGCCGACTTGTTGACCGCCGTTCCGGCAATAACTCCGGTGACCCACGGGATGAGGTCAGCCGATGTCTTGTTTGACGCGAGCCCGTTCTTGACGCTCACGATGCCCTCATGGTTGGCGAGCTTCGAGAAGCAGACGACCTGAAACTTCTTGCCGACCTCATCGCGCATACGCTTGACGAAGTTGACGAACAGCGTCTTTACCGTGTCCGTGGTCGACGTACAGCCCATCGCGTTGAACGAATAGGATTCCGCCTGATCGAGATAGGTCTGATACGCCGTGTCGCCCACAGTGCCGTCTGTGCCGCCTGTGAAGGGCGTTCCGGCAGTCGCGGCGAGGGTTGCCGACGACTTCCACTCGACGAAATCGTTCGCCTTCAGACCGCTCATGGCGGCGACCGCCTTCTGGCTGTCGACGAGAGTCGTTCCGAGATAGGTCGATACGTCGAAGAGCGGCTTCTGCTCGGTCGAGTTCTCGTTTGCCGTGATAACCGTCTTCAGCGAGTTTCCGCGCGCGCCCGAGTATTTCGCCGTCGCGTAGGTATTCGACGCCTTGACGCCCGAGCTGTTCAGGCGGAAGAAATAGACCTTTCTCGCGTGGAGGAAAATCTCGCGGATCGGCTTCAGCTCGTCCGCCTGATAGAGATAGCCGAAAATCTTCAGGCTGTTCTTCGCGAACTCCTCCTGAGTGACCGCGAAAATCTTCAGCTCCTCGCCCCAGTCGAGCGAGAGCGGAATCGTCGCGATGCCGCGCTCAGAGAGTGCCGCGCTTGCCTTTACTGCCGAAACGAAATTGATATACGTTCCGGGCAGAATCTTGTTCTGAGAGGTGAAAATACCGCCTCCGAGTGCCATTTAACACCATTCCTTTCATTCTGTGCCGACCGATATGTCGGCGTCCTTCATCTTTTCGCCGTCAGCCTCACGTCTGATTGTGTGGTCAAAGTCGACGAAGAAATGCAGGATTCCGCCTTCTATCTGCCAGCTTTTGTTTGTTCCGTGAAGCAGGTCACCGTCCGGCAGGGTAATGAACTCTAAGGGCCAGACGAGCTTTTCGGCGACCTCGCACATTTTCGCGTTGTCGCGCTCATCCTCGGGAAAGAACATCACGTCGAGCGGATTCCGGCTCATGAAGCGATTCCGCCCGAGCGGCGATATGTCGGGCTTCAGGACAGAGACGAAGAAGCAAGGGAGTTTAAGCCCCTGCTTCACGTCGTTCTGGTAAATCCTGTAGCCCTTGAATTCCCCGGCGAGCTTCTTCGAAACGCCTTTTACTATGTCATTTAACATTGAACGCCTCCTCGATAGCTTTGTCAAGCTCGGCTTCGAGCATCTTCGGCGCGAGCGCCATGAGTTCCTTCTCCGAGACCGTCAGCATGAACTTGCCCTTGACCCAGCTCGCGGACAGTGCCTTGCCGAGTGCCGGGACGTACCGCCCGGGAGTCTGGCGGTGACCGTACTCGACGTAGGACGCGTAGTAGAGGTCGTTGACGACCGTGATAGTGTACTGTTCGCCCGACTTCGCGACCGGGAGAACCTGCCATGCGCGGCGGAGCGTTCCGCCTTGGTAGCCCTTCCAGATATTCTGCATGGTTTTAAGCTGTGCGCCCTCTTTGGTCAGAAATTCGCGCTCGCGTTGAGTTTTCACCTTATACTCGACAAAGCCGTTTCCGGCTCTCCGGCGAACCGTCCGGAATGAATCGACCTTGACCTTGACTGTCAGCTCTTTGCCCTCGAATCGGCTCATGTCGAAATCCGGCTTGACTCCGACCGGAGTCCGTCTCACGACCTTCGCGAGCAGAATCTGCGCGAGCTTTTCCGCCGCCTTCCGGCAGGTCTCGTCGAAATCGACCTCTTCGAATTTTTTAATCTTCTCTTCGAGCCGCTTTAATTCCCCGAAATCGCATTTGCCCCAGTTCACGCGAACCTCGCCGCCTTTTCGAGAAATATCTCCTGATGATCGTGAAAGACTCCCGGCTCGCCCGACGAGACGTACTCAAACGTGCGATTCAGATTGCCGCTGCGCCTGACGACAATCCTGCTCCCCGCGGGAATCTCAATGTCAGGCGTCAGGAAGAGTTTGACAACCTGCCCGGCGGTCGCGACCGGATCGCCCGACGCCTGAGTCAGCGTCCCGAAAGACAGCTTACAGGGCTGATCTTCGACGAGAAGCGTCTCGGTGAAGTCGGTCAGCCCTGATTCGTCGGTCTTCTCGGCTCGCACATAGACCGCGCATCTGTCCGTCCAGAGCAATGACAATGCTTTTCTGACGCTCACCATACGAGCCTCCGGTATTTATAGACGTCGGCGTTCGGAATAGCCGTCAGCCACGCTAAAAGCTCGTCAAACCGCTCCTCCGGTGTCTTATTGCCGTCGGCGAACGTGACGCTCGTGTCGCCCTCCTGAATCGCCTTGACCGCCGCCGAATAGTCGAAGCCGTCGAGGTCGCCAGATGCTTTTCTGAGCTTCAAGTACTCACCCGCGACCATCCGGACGGCGGCTTGCGTCAGACCGTCCGGAATCGCGGAAAGATTCGTGAGGTTCTTGATTTTCTCGGTGACGTTCGCGATCAGGAAGACGATCAGCGGATTGTCAGGCGGGACAGCGAAGCCGAAAGCCGCGAGAAGAGCCGTTACCTGCTCGTTCATCACGATACCGTGATCTCGTACCAGCCCTTGGTCTTGGGGCTGTCGCTCGCCCCGGGAGTGACCTTCAGGTAGCCGAGACCCGACTTCGTGTAGTAGTCCTTGCCTGCGGTGACCGAGGTGTCCTCAGACACTGCCGCGGTTCCGGTGAAGATCATGACCGTCTTCGTCTCGTTGGTCATCGCCGCGAAGTAGTACTTGCGGGTGAAGATCGAGTTCTTTCGGGTGTTGCCGTCGCGCTCCTGCTCGACCTCAGTGCCCTTCTTGTTGAAGAGCGTGACCGCCTTCTTGGTCGCGATGGTGATCTTGCCGACGTCGGCGTCCTTCTTGGCGTAGATATTGATTCCGCCCACAGTTCCGACGTAACCGTTCTTGGCGAACGCCTCGACGTATTTGAGATCGTCCTTCAGAGCCTTTCTGACCTTCGCCATGTCGGCGGGGGTGACGAAGCCGAAGATTCCGGCGTCCTCAAGGTTTTCAAGGTTCATCATAGCCGCCGCGTCAACGAAAGCGTCGAAGCCGAGCGAAGAAGTGACGAACGCCATCTTTGCCGACTTATAAGCGGCGTAAATGTCGGCGTTCTCGGTGTTGAAGATGTCCGTGCCCGCGAAGCCCATTCCGGTCGTGACGATCATCGGGTCGGTCATAGCCTCCTCGTCGTAGTAGTCGAAGCGGTTCTGAGCGAGGAGAATCGTGTACTCCTTCTCGGTGAAGGACGCTTCAATCGACTTGGTGTTGCCCTGACCCTTGGTCAGCTTCTCAGTGCCGGAAGTCGCTTTGTAGACGTGAATCTTCCGGATCATGCCTGCCGTTCCGGTGAGTCCGTTGTCGACGGTGCAGAACTGCTGAAGGTCGAGGTGCGAGTTGTACTGGTCCTCAACCTCGTTTGAAAGGAAGAAGTTGGAATAAGTGGTGTTTGCCATAGTAATTATCCTCCGTATAATGTTTTGTAGTCATCGGGATGCTTCGTTGAGAACTCAAATCTCTCAGCGGGCGACATCGCGCGGAGCTTTTCAAGCGTCATACTGCCGGCTCCGCCATCGCTCTTTTCCGCGCTCTTTGCGCCGTTCATGCCGTATTTGCCCGGCTTCTCGAAGAGGAATCCGGTGTCCGCGCCATCGACAAGACGCTTTATCTCGGCGTCGAGTCCCTTGACGCTTCCGTCGTCGGCAAGCTCGGCTTTCGCGAGAAATTCAGCCATCAGCGCACGCGCCGCGGTGTTGTTCTTCGCGCCCGCTGATTTAAGCGCAAGTTCGACGGCGTTGCCGACCCTGAGCGACTTCATTTCGGCGTCGTGAGTCTTCTTCTGCTTGTCGTTCTCGCCCTGAAGCGCGGTTATCTGAGCCTTGAGCGCGTCGATGTCTCCGGTGGACTTTCTGAGCGATTCAAGCTGTGTGTCGCGCTCCTTGATGGTGTTTCGAGCCGTCGCGAGTTCGGTGTTTATCTCGTTGAAGCGCGACTTCGGCACGAACGAGCCGTTCAGGCTCTCCATGATCTGATTCGCGACAGTCTCCGAGATTCCGAGTTTGATGAGTTCTTCCTTGTTCATGGTTGCTTCCTTTCTTTTGATCACCTTTTTTACCGCGGGTGAGGTCCGCGAAATCAAACTTCGACGCTTTCTGTTTACCGCCCATAAGCTCGAAAACGGCGATAAAAAAGCACTGTGCGAGTTCTTCGCATAGTGCTTGATTATTAAATTAACGCTTAGTCAGCGCGTTCTCGCCGCCCTCCGGTTTCCACAGTGTGAAATGATAAGCCTGATCGGCGACCTCAAAGCCGGTGTTCTGAATGCTGACCGCCAGCTTCTTGAAATCCTCGTAGGACTTCTTTTTCAGACTCCGCCTGAGGAGCATACTCATGAAGTGCATCGTATACTCGATGTCATCGACAAGCTTCATGTACGCCTTGTCGTTGACCGGGTCGACGAACTCAGGCTCAGGCGGCGAAAGCATCGGCGCGCCTTCCTTCGGCTTCCAGATACCGAACAGCTTCTCAACGCCGCTCCGGTAGATGACGTAGAGCATACCGTGACCGGGCTTCAGCTTCGGGTTTTCCCTCTCGAACTCGCGGATGTCGTCTCCGGTCAGAAGCTTGTAGTCCTCGCTGTCAATCAGCTCAGACGAGCGTTTGACAAGTGACGCGATGTCCTTGACGCTCTTACCGACAGCGTGTGCAATGTCCGGAGTAATCATCACCGGCACGCCGCGGAATGTCTTCGGGAAGTACTCGTACTCAGCCGGAAGCGCGGGCTTCTCGGATGCCTTCGGCTTCATGCGGTACTCGCCTGTGCGGTGGATCGCCGGAAGGACTTCGCTCGTCACCCATCGCTTGAACCGTTTCGCGGCGGGTAGTTTTGAGCTAAGGATTAACGAGTAGAGACCGGACTCGTTGATGATTATTACTTCCTGCTCTCCACCAAGGGTGTCGCGTTTTGCGACGTCCTTGTCTTCTTCGTCAACGTGCTTCGCGAGCGCATCACGGGAGTTCTTGTATCCCAACGCTGTTGCTACATCCCGTCCGACGAACCACGGAGAGCCGTTTAAGGTCATAGACCTGACCTGACCGAACTCTTTGTTTTCAAATATCTGAATCTTGTTCATAAAAACCTCCTTGATTTTTACCGGGAGGTTTGGTATAATATATTTACCTTACCTCCGGGTAATGGTGTCGGAGTAGTCGATGTTCACTTCCTACGGTGATCGGCTACTCTTTTTGCTTCTTCAGCCTCTCATAGACTTCCTTTATCCCCATGCGAATGATTTCAGCTTTCTTTAATCCGGTGACGTTCGAGCAGTATTCGAGTCGTTGCACGTCTTCTTCCGAAAGCCTGATTCTTGTGTTGAGAATTTTCGGATCGTCAGTCGGGCGTCCTTTGGGCGACAAATCAACACCTCCTTTTGTATCCACAAATATTATAGCATATTGTGGATACATTTGTCAAGAGGTTTTCGCAAATTTCTCAAAAAAATTTCCAAGAGAAAAGCACGGTGCAGATCGCATCGTGCTTTAATATATTTGATAGAGAAATCTGTCGTTAGGGTGACAGTGGTGCTTTACTTCCTACGGTGCGGCACTACTGTTATTCTTCTTTTTTGACCGTTTTTTTGTGGAAATCTGAAATACTGCGTTCAACAACTTCGGTCTTTGAAATATTCAACGCTTCAGCACATTCTTGTAATTCTTGCGCGGTATCGGCGTTGATGCGAAGCTGAAGACGCAAATCTTTCGGATGTTCGCCTTTCAGCGGTCTACCCATTTTTGTGGGCAACTGGATTCACCTCACTTTCGTACTAACATAAGTATAACATATGTGAGTACAAAAGTCAATACCTTTTCGCAAATTTCTCAAAAAAATTTCCAAGAGAAAAGCACGGTGCGAGCAGGTCGCATAGTGCTAAGGTTTTGAATTCAGCCGCAAGTTATAAGCAAGTTACACGCAAGTTAATGCTGAGTTTGCGTTAGTTTATCGCTTAGTTTCGGCGTTGGAGGGCTTAACGCTGATTGTCAGCGTTGGAATCATTCGGCTCGAACGAGACGTCCTCACAGATTTTCACGCCCTCGTCGGTTATGACAACGGTTATGTGCGGGCTTGCCTTCATAAGCTCGCGGGCGATAGCCTGACCGTGACGAAAGATTTCGGATTCGTTCATGATATACTCCTTTCAATGGAAAAGCACGATACGATTGTACCGTGCTTCAGGTGTTAAGTTTTACTGTTACTTCTGCTTGTCAATTTCAGCCTTAATAGCTTTAAGACGCTCGTCTAATTCTTCTCTTGTCAGCGTAGGTGTACTGTTGATCTGCTTAATAAAATCCTCGCCGAAATAGTCGAGTTCAACAGCATATTCAAAACCGTCAGCCGTTCTTCGCAGTTCCATTGTTACACCTCCTTGAACATAAATTCGTAAATCTTCGATAATTCTCGTATGGTCTGAAATTGAGCTTCATATTCGCTCTTTCCAGATTTACGATAGTACTTGATACTTGAGTTGTAAATAACCGTGTCTATTTCCTTCTTCGGCGCGGTATACTCAAATACCTTTCCGTCATGGCATATGATATAGCCCTTCTTGTATCCGTTTTTGAGAGCCGCGTTCAAGTCGTTCACGCTCGGCGGCATACTCTGCGGATGATTGTGGAACGATACGAGTTCGCCGCTTTGGGCGTTCCTGATCGCTCTGACGATCTCATCAGTATATTCAGGCGAACCCTTTTCCTTGCCGGATGTCGACTTGTACCATTTGCCGAGTCTCGAATTCCGGAAGTAAAGGTCTTCGCCGTCCGTTCCTGAACGATGCCGGAGCATATCCTTTGCCGCCTGATAATATTCGCGGCAGACACCCTCGTCTTCATCCATTCGATTGAACTTTTCACGGAAGCTCCGCGAATCGACAAGTCCTTTCGGAACGGCGTAGTCAGAGGAGCTGTTCATTCGTTCCTCTTCTATTATATCACTTTTTTGCGGTTTGTCAACCCCATTTGATGAAAATTTACTTTTCCACTCGTCAAAACTCATGTTCCCCGGCACTTCATACTGCTTCCCCTCGGCGTCCCTCGCGAGCCGCGTCCCCTTGTACTCATCCGGAATCGCCGGAGCGGTCGTGCATCGGCAGTTCGGATGCCACGGCGGAACGGTTTCACCCGGCGCGAAATCGGTCATGCGAATGACCTTTCCGTCGAAGCTACCGCAGAGGTCGCAGGTGTGCGAATCGAGCGTCCCGACAATTTCAACCATATCAACATTGATGTCCTTGTAGCACTGCTTCGTCGACTGCATCGCGAAATACGCCGTCTCGGTGTTGACGAGCCGCCCCGCCTTGTACTTTGAGACGCTGAATTCCTTCTGAATCTCCTTCGTCAGTTTTACCGGCGCGTCGCCGCGGATGAGACCTTTTATGAGCGATTTCCTGACCGACTCGACGAGGTTTTCCTTCATCGTCCAGCACCGGTCGCGGAAGGTTCGGTCGTCGGTCGACCACGGATTCGAGATGAACGTGTCAAGCTTTTTCTCATCGAGCGCGGTGATGTCGAAGGCGATTCCGACGCCCCTCTGAACCTCATAAGCGGTGCGCAGGTAGGTTTCGCCCGTGACCTGCCGGAGGTGAGTTTCGAGTTTCCCGACCTGCCCGGCATGAAGCTCCTCAATCTTCTGCTGAATTCTCGTCTCGACCGCCTCAAGCCGCGAGATGTGGAACTTCGCCGACGCGTTTTCGAGCTTCTTCATCCAGTCAGGTTCAAGACCGTGATCCTCGCCGACTTTGATGTATTTCTCCACATCCCAGTGGAATTCGTCGAGCTCATTCTTAGTGAGGAGCTTCTTCGCGTCGGCGAGCGTCAGATTGTTGTTCTTCGCGAGCCGCAAGTACCAGCTTTCAAGCTCCTTCAGCGTCTCGCGCATTGCCTCATCGTATATCTCGTCAAGCCCGGCTGTCAGCTCCTCAGCGCGTTTATGAGCGGCTTCTTCGAGAATCAGAGCGCGACCGCGCCAGTACTCAGCGTTTTTCATGGTCTACAAAATCGCCGGAATACTCGCCTGCCTGCGCGTTCTCGGCTTCGAGCCGCGAAAGCTCGGTCTCGACGTCGGTCACCCACGGATGCTGTTCAACAATAGTCTCGTTCGAGAGAATGCCGACCGATTTCTGGCAGTTCTCGATAGATTCCGTTTCGTTTATCAGCATATCGCGGTTGAAAACGATCGTCACCGGGTCGCTGAAAACGCCCTTCCGGCTGTTCGCGAGGTGGACGTTGACGAACCACAGAAGTTCCTCGAAGGCGGCTTGAAACTCAACCTCCATGCCGTTCGCGTCGAGGTCGATGTCCGAGTACATCGACTGAATATTCATCTGATTCGGATTCCCGGCGAGCTTGTCGCTCTTCGCGTCGTAGCCGCGGGCGTTCTCAATGAGCGACTTCTTCATGAGTTCGAGAATCGACTTGTAATTTTCCGAGTTGACCTCGACCGAAAGCGTCTCAAGCCCGCCGTCGTCCCTGACCTTGACCGCGCCGAAGGTCGACAGGTTCTTCCGGAACTCACCGAGATTTTCGCCGTCGTAGTTCTTCAGGACAAGAATCGTATTTCTCGCGTCCTCCTGCATTCCGTTCATGTAGTCGGAAAGCATCAGATTGATTCCGTCCTGAAGCGTCCGGCATCGGCAGATCAGCGGAATCTCCTGCTTGTTGTACTTGAAGGGAATCAAGGGAATCCGTTGCCAGTTGAAGCCATTTTCGCCGTCGCTGAGGTAGTTCTCGTGCTCGCCTGCCTCGACGTCGGGAATCAGATTGTCGTTCTGGTAAATGTATCTGTAAAGCCCGTCCGGCTTGAAAAGCTCGACGTGATCGACGAGCTTCCGCTGTAATCCGTCATAGACCTCGACGCTGTAGAACCGCGCCGCGCAGTCAAGCACCGTGTGATCGTCGTCCGCCCAGAACGGCAGAATATCCTCGGCGGGAAAATGCCGGAATTTCAGACCGCCGTCATAGTACGGAAATACCCAAGCAATGCCGCCGCAGAGCGCATCCTCGCAGACGTATTTCAGAAGCCGGTGAAAGCGTCGGTCAAACACATCGTTCAGTGCGTCGGCGTAAGCTTTGTTCTGACAGTTGATTGTGAACGGCTTGCCGAGGAGGTAATTCGTCTTCTGGTCGACCATAAGCGCGAACTGATTGTCGACGACCTTGTTGTTCGGCAGATTATCGACGGTCTGAAGCTGTCCGTCCTCGCCGATCATCGTCCGCTGGCGAGTCAGAATGTCGTGCTGTCCGGCGTAGTAGCGACTGCCCAGAATCTGATGCGCGCGCTTTTTGCCGGCGAGCCAGTCCTTTATCTCGGCGGCGAAGAACCTGTTCTCGGTCATGCCGCCCCCGCCCGAGAGAATCAGGCGGTTTATTCGTTTCATCTCTGAATTTTCAAACATATCGTCACCCTTTTTAATTTCAATCAAAGCTGAACGTCGAGCCTTTCCCGAGCTTTTCGGCAATGCCTGTCACCGCGTCTGGCGCGTCGTCGTGCGCGTTTTTGCCTTCCTTCTGATAGCGGTTCATCGCGTCGTAGAACTCCGGGAAACGGTCGCGCCAGTTTGCCGGGAAGTAAATGTGTTCCATAACCCACGTACTGTTTGAAAGGATTCTCGCGACCTTGTTCTCGGACTGATGGAACGGACGGATGACACATTTGTTCGAGCGGAATTTCTCGCGAAGCTCCCGCTCTACGTTCCGGGCAAAGCCGCGTCCGCCGTTGTTCGACTCGATGTCAGCTGCATTCACATTACCGTCGAATAATAGCCTTGCTGTGGCAGGCTCGGTAATTTCCATAGCGTCCTTTGTGTAAAGCACGTCAAGCACATAAGCCTCGCCGTGATAAACGCCGTAGTTGATCGAGCAGAGATAATCCGAACCGGTGTCGGCAGTGTCGGTATAGTTGGCGATCCGGTCGAAGCTCTTCGGCAGGCTGTCGTAGGTCTTGAAACGCGAATATAACCGCCCCTTCGTGTCTATCGGCTCCTGCTGATAGTTCGCAGAAGCGATTTCCGCGCCCATCAGACGCGTCTTGTTGACATAGGACTCATAAGACAGTATCTCGGGACAAAGCATTGTCTCGCCGCCGAGAAACGCCTTGTAGACGATTACGCGCGGCGGCTGACCGAGAGCCGTGTAATGAGAAATGACCCTCCCGGCAAGGTCTTCGCTGTGCCAGCGGGTCATGACTATGATAATTTTTCCGCCCTCCTCGAGACGCGATAGCATGGTATCAGTGAACCACGTCCAGTGCGCTTCAAGAAGCGCGGCGTTGTTGGCTTCGAGCGCAGACTTGATGAGATCGTCGATGACGAGAAGCGACGCGCCGAATCCGGTCGCCGTGCCGGTCGGGGACGTCGCGAGATAGTTGTTGTAGCCGTTCGAGAGCGACCACATATTCATTGCGCCGTCGCCGCGGCGGATCGTGATTCCGGGGAAAATATCGCTCCAGATTATCCGGTCAGCGTCGGCTTTGACCTCGGAGATCGTGTTGCGGACGTTCTTCGAGAAGTTCGTCGAAAGCGTCTCGTTGTATGAGCCGGTCATCACTTTCAAGGTCTGGTCGCGACCAAGAGCCCATTCGACGAAACAGCTTATCGTCCGCGACTTGCCGTGGCGCGGCGGCATATTAACGACGAGAACCTTTTCATCGGAAAAATAAAACTCCTGCAACTGTTTGCAGAAGTCGACGAGAAACTTCCTGTCGTCCGTGTAGAAGTCCGGTGCTTTGAGCTTGCAGTAGAAAAAGAAGTCGCGTCTCGCAAGCTCGCACATAGCCCCGCGGCGAATGTCAGCCGGAATCATTTTATAAGCCTGCGGAGTTCATCGGTAGTCAGCCCGGCGAAGGGATTCGACTTGATTTCGCCGGAAAGTGTGACTTGTTCAGGCGGTTTGAAGCCCGCCCGGTCAAGGAATTCCTTCGCCGCTGAAATGCGGTCTTTGTCCTGAGCCTCGGGGTTTTGCAATATCTCGTGAAGCACGTCGAGGGCTTCCTTAGCGTGATAAACGAACTCCTCCTGAATATCTTTTACGAAAGCGGCTTTGCGTTCACTGAGATATGCCTGAACTTCGGGCGTTTTCAGGAGATCATGCGCCTGCGATCCGGCGCTTCTCGCGCTGTATCCGGCGTTCTTCGCCGCCTGCGTCGCGTTCTTGCATCCGGTACGGATGTACTCGTCGACGAATAGTTTTTTCTGTTCTGTGAGCATTGCCGCCTTCCTTTCTTGTAAAATAGCCGCGCCCGCCCCCACCACTGCGTATAATGGCGCGTGTTTACCCTGTACCCTATCTATGCCGCGCAGGAGTGAAACGCGCATAGTAAATCGGAAGACCGCGTTCCCACAGCCTTCCGATGATACCATTATACCACAGAAAAAGGGACAAAAGGGACAAATTTCATTTTTCGCCCAAAAATCTGTAGCAGATTTTCTTGACCGAGTCTGCCGTTCCTCCGACTCTGACCGCGACCGCCTGCCATGACCGCCCGTCGACAAAGCGCGCCTTGAATATCCGGCGGATGTAGGCGTTGTCGATCGTGTCAATGTAGTCCATCAGCCGAATCAGCTCGCGATGTTCGCGCTCGACCTTGTCGGCAATCTGAGCGCGGAGATCGGCGATAGACGCGGCGATTGCCGTCCGGTCTGTCGGCGTTCCTGAGCCGCCAGAACCGCCGTTTGAAGGCGACGCCGACGTTGCCGCGGCTTCGAGCCTATGAAGCCGGACGAGGTCTTCCTCGATTTCTTTTCGCAGATGGTAGACCTGCGAGAGCTCGCGCCGGGTCATTGCTTGTTCCCCTTGGAGAAACACCATTTGTGGCACGTCGGACAGAACGCAGCGTAGTCCGGCGAAAATGGTCCTCCCATATGGCTGCCGTAATCGGTCGCGTCCACCTCGAATATACAACTGCAGTGTTTGCACTCAAAATGAATCGGTTCGGGTTCTTTGCCGGGCTTAATTATCCTGATTGCCATTGTTTTTCCTCCTCCCTTCATGACAGAATCCGTCCTTTGGAACGGTACAGCCGAACTCTCGGCAGGTCAGTGCGCTCTGCGAGTCGGAATACGGCTTAGAACGCTCGCATTCTGAGCATCTGACGACCGGGATGACGTCAGCAGGATTTACTTTCTTCTTCGCGATCTGCATTGCGAGGATAAGCCCCTGAGCTAAGCCGGTCTCTGATTTGCGGGCTCTGAAAGCTCCTTCTTTGCCGATAGCTCTGAGAAGCTCCTGACGGTCGATGTATTCAGACATTGATTTTTCACCTCTTTTTCCCCAGACTGCAATAATCATCACGTCGGACAATGATGTTATGTAATCGGCATTGTATCAGTAGATCACTTTGATCTTCAAGCTCTGCGCCGTGGAGACAATACTTGCAGTGTACGACTGGTTCTCCCCATTCATCAAGAATCCATTTTTCCGGTGATACGAGAGTTACTCTACAGCCGAGACCCGCGGCATATAACGTGCAACTGTCGCACTCGTTATTCTTTTGGCATTCGTTCTGTATTGTGTTAAGCGCTTGCTTCAGTTCAGGCGTCATTTTTCGCCTCCTGCATTTCCCTGAGCTGTTCCCAGTCGCAGAACGCGCCGTGTGTCTGATTCCGGCAGTCCTCTTTGTTGTCATAAAGCTCGTTTCGCCGGAAGCTGTCGAACTCCCACAGACCAATAATACGTCGTCCGCGGTCGTCGACGAGCCCGATGAGGTCTTCGCCGTCGTCAGCCATGTTGATTTCGCGCACGTGACCGAGCTTGACGCGCCCGCTCTGGTTCACGTAGTAGTCGCACCATGGGGTTAGCGCCTTGTCCCGCGGGGACGGGATATAGGCTTCGATTTTCTTCCGGGTTTGTTCGTCAATCATTGCTGTCTCTCCCGGCGATTTCCGCCGCGCAAGCGAAATATCCGCAGGCGTCGATAAACGAATCGGCTTTGTAATGCCCAGTCTTTATACGCGCGATTTTCAGGAGAGCCATCATCAGCGCGACGTCGACCGGGGAAAAATCCTTTCCAGTGTATACACTCCAGAGCCGGGCGATAACGCCGAAGTTGTCTTCTGGTGAACCGTACTGCTTTTCACGATCTCCGCAGACGATTCCTTTTGCGCTTTCGAGAATCGCGGCTCTGGTGGTCTCATCAGACGTTTTGCTGATGCCGGCAGGACGTTCGGAATCCTGGTCGACCTTTTTGTTGGCGTCAACAATATGCTCGTCGGACGAAATTGCCTGTATGTCCTTGTCGAGTTCCCCGAGCCAGAGCGACGGGATCGTTCCGACTAAACATCCCTTGCTCGGCGCCTCAAAATCGCAGTGCGCGCAGTCGGGCTGCTTACAGCAGTAGTTCTGAAGCGTTCTCGCGGCTTCCATTAATTTCTCATTTTTCATCGTTTTCTCCTCCATATTTTTTCGGTATTCTTATCGCGGCTCTTGGTCTTGAAAGTAGTTCGTCCTGCATCAGGTCGGCCATCTTGTCTTCAATAAGAGCGCTGTCCTTCCGTCCTTCTGACGCTGTATACGCGCGCTCCGCGTAGTCGGTCGCTATGTCCTCGATTCCTTTGAGAATGTACATGAGCCGTTTTGTGCCGAAGTGCCCGATGTCATTGAGGGCGAGACACATCGAGAGAAGGATCCGTCTGACAAATATGTCCTGGCGCTTCGTGAACTCCGCCTGAATATATCTGTCGCAGGCTTCTCTCTGCGCGGTGTTCAGCGCGGCTTTTGCCGTTGTACCGGAGAATCTGGCTTTCATATGCGTACTCCTTTCAGAACGGAAGCTCTTCTTCGTCGCCGATAACCTCGAACTGCGGCGCCTGCGTCACTATATCCGATTCCGTTTTTCTGTCGCTCTTTGAGTCAACGAAACAGGTCTCGTCAACAACGACCTCTGTGATATGCCGCTTGTTTCCTGCTGTATCTGTGTAGCTTCTCGTCTGAATCCGTCCTACGACGCAGATACTCGAGCCCTTGTGGAAATACCGCGCTATGAATTCCGCTGTCTGACGCCATGCGACGCAGTTTATGAAATCGCTCTGCGGTGCCTGAGCGCCGTTTTCTGCCTTCTGAGCGTATTTTCTGGTGCAGGCTATTGTGAAGGACAGGACCGGAGTCCCGCTCGGTGTGCTTTTGAGTTCCGGCTCGGCGGTGAGTCTGCCGCCGAGTATCACCTTATTGAGATTCAGGTTTGCCATGTTGTTCCGCTCCTTTCATGCCGCGTCTGAGCGCGGCTCTGAAGAAATCTTCAGTATCGAAGCCGCTTTCGATGCCACCGACCTGTGTTATCGGTTCCTGTTCACCGCGTGTCTTCGATCTGTAATCATCGTACTTTCCCGACATGACCTTGGCCATGTTCGCGGGTTCGGTGAGCCACTCTACGCCGCATTTCCAACCTGATCCTGGTTTGGTCAGAAAACTGCTCTCAGAGGCTCGTGTGAATACTCTCGTGTAATCTTCCACCGGGCGATCTGCCGTGATGATGTTGCTCATAAGTTTCGCAGACATCTGAGCTGCCGGCAGTGTCGGAAGAAGTCTCGTGTATTCATTCAGAATAAATTCTGCCTTCTTTCCGATGTCGTTGTCGTCCTCTGTGGAAACTGTGGATAATTTCATTTCTGACGCGGAAACTTCAGCCGGACATCTACTTTTATTTACTTTACTTTTATTTTCTTTTCTTTGTTGCATTTCTGCGTCATTTATCAGGGTTTCTGTAACAGAAACTCCGGTTTCTGCGTCAGAAACCTTATTTTTGGGCGCACTTTCCAAGGCTGCGTCAACGCTATTTTTGTCGAGCAGCCAGAATTTTGATTTATCGACCTTATTCCTCGCAGTGACGGCGGCATACCGTTTTTGGATTCCGACGGAAGTTATAACGTTCTGCCTCACGAGGGGTGCATTGATTAACCCGATCTCGGCGCAGTAAAGAATAACCTCAACACTAAGGTCTATGGGACTCATTCCCGTTTTCCTGAACCAACTTTCCCCGACTGTACGAACGATCAGCACTGCGACCCTTCGCAGTGGGAGCTCCAGACAGTAGCCTTCGCGGTAAATGAGTGTCAGAAGGACGTCGTAGATCGTGAGCCCGAGAGGTCCGTATTTCATCCCGAGCTCGACGATCTTTTCGTCCTGGTAGAAATCAACATCCTTTGGAAAGTATGCGAGCCCCTTCTTCGGTGGTCTCGGCATATTCATTCCTCTTCTGTTTATCAGAAATCTTCGTCAGTGTTTGTAGGCGTCTCTGTCGTGACGAGCTTCAGAGCGTCTTCGGGCGAGTAGCAGATACCGGCGAGGCATCCGCATTCCTGAGCCCTTGTGATGAAAGCGAGTTGTTTATCGGTCGGCTTATTGGGTTTGACCTTGCACTCGATGTAGACGGCTCTGCCATCGCTTCTGCGATACCCTGACAGGTCCGGATACCCGACCGGAACACCGGTCGAGAACCATCTGCCGTCCGGCGTTCGCATCCTTCCCACATTTACGCGGTGGAGTACACAGTGTGGATAGAGAACGCGTATTATGGCGTTCAGGAGCTGTGACTCATTTCTCCACTGAACCATCGTCAGCCTCCGTGTTCACTCTCGTGTAGTCCTCGGCACTGATTTCCGGCGCCCTGGACGCGGCGGCGCGCATCTGATCCGCGAAATACTTCGCGACTTCCTTCTCCTTATCATCGAGACGGCCGAGAAGTTTGAACTTTACTACGCTATACTTCTGCCCGCTCTGGGATATCTGTGGAGTGAGAGAGAACTCTGTGACGACCTCGCAGGGCTTCAGCCGTTTCGCGGCGAGCGTTGAGAGACGATAGTTCTGGAACGCTTTCAGTGATGTCGGCGGGAGCGACAGCATCAGCGGTATCGGAGAACCCTCGGTCATTATGTAGAGTCTGTGCATATTCTTGCATGCTTTACCACGGCGGTTTGCCGCGGAGCCGAAGACGTTCTTCGGGCAGGTCTTGCAGGAGAAGCACTCTCCGCATATAGTATCGATTCCGGTGACTCCGTCCATCGAAGAGCAGACCGGCGGAGCACTCGCCGCCGAGCCTTCCTCGAAGTACGCGTTGCAGTTGTGATTGTAGACGATGACGCCTGAGAAGGACGGAACGCTCGTGTCGGCGTCCTCGTCGCCGGTCAGGATATCAAACGCTTTTCCGCCTCCGGTCGCCACCTTCGCGCGATAGGTGACCATTCCGCCGACTTCTTTCTGAGCTTCAAGGATCTCAGAATATGCCTCTTTGACCGGATCAAGGTCAAACGTGAATTCCGCGACGCTTCCCGCGTCCTTGAACAGTTGTAAACTCATGCCCATCTTTCAAGTTCCTCCGTGTTTCTCGGAACGACTATCCCGTTCCAGAATTCTGTTTCTCTGTTTATTATTTCAGCGATGTCCTCTTCATTTCTCGGTACCTCATACCAGACAAAGCGTTTGTTTCCTATCAGAGCGGCGAGGTACCATTTCTGCCAGCCGGTGACCGCCATGTAGTGCTGCATCTGGACGTAATACTGATACGGATATTCATCCTCCGTAAAGCGTTTGTCGTTGTATACCTCAGTGGTCTTGATTTCGAGACCCACGTTCATTCCGCTCAGCTTGCGGTCAATGTTTGCGAACATGAACGGGTGCTCCTCCGAGATGATTATCCGATTGAGTCTGTGAACTTTCATGCCGGTTGTCTCTGTAAAGAGGTCCGCGACGAATGGTTCAAGATAACTACCAACCCGGCAGGCAAGAGGGGATGTCTCGACCGGTTCTGACACCTTTGAGGCGTACACATCAGCCGGTCTGTGCCACTTGTACACATCGTAGGGAAGGACCAGAGCGGGAGCGTCGCTCCCGCCGATTCCGTTCTGCCTTGCCTTCAGCCAGTCGGCGCGGCTCATGCCGACCGTAGAGATGTATTTATTCATCTTCAAACACCTCCGTGATGTCGTGCCGTTTTACACAGTGACCGCATCCGATTACGTCACCGTTAAAGCCGGTATATATATCGTCGTCGAGCGTCAGCTCCTCGCCGCAGGCCGGGCATCTGATCGCGGCAGTGACGGTGCCCGCGTATCCGGTTGCTTCTGTCTGTCTTATCGCTGGGTGATCCCGGAGGTCATTCATTGTCATCACCCTCTTCCGGGGGAAGGATCTCACCGTTGCTGTCGACGCAGAGAATCTTTCCTGATCTGAACGCTTCAAAACCGGAAACGGTGTCAGCGCGTTTTGATACTTCTCCGAGGCATTTTGCGACATTCTCGTCGATCTTTTCGGACGGAATGAGCGCGATCATCTGTAAGCCGCTCTTCACGGCTATGTAGGGCGTGCCGTAAGGTCCTTTTCTCGCGAACATCTGAGGGGAAGGGTACCCTTTCAGCGGTGATAGGTTGTCCGGGTCTATAAGAATGATCATATTGTCTGCCGCGAGCGGCTCAAGCTCCCTGCCGCCGGAGCAGCATATGCTGAATCCGAGCGTCATCAGCGCGGTCTCATCTTCGTCGGCGTCATCTATCGAGTAACCGATTGACATGAGCTCGTCCTCATAGATCTCGATGATCTTGTAACCCTCGCGCTCGTTGCCGATGTCAAACAGTGCGAAGACCGAGTCGGGCGTCAGGCTGATTCCATAGACCGGGTACATTGCCGCCGGTGTCCCGAGCCATTGTGTTCCATCCGGGCGGTTCACGATAACTATCGTGCCGTTTTTCTTGCAGAGTTTTCCGATTTTTTGCAGTACCATCTTGACAAAATCTCCTTTTTTGTGATATAATATTGGTGGTCGTTAATTGATCTGCCCGCATTCGGAGTTGCCGCTTCTTTGCGGGCTTTTCTCATGCCCTGACAATGATGAGGTCATTGTCGATCGTGCGCTCCATGCGGAACTCGACGCCGCTGTCAAGCTCGCGGACCGGCACGAATACCCGGTCGCGTCCCTCACGTGACAGGGCTCTGGAAAGTGCTTCGGCGAGGGTCTTGTTTGTTGCCTCGAGGATTGCTTTTGAAGCTCTGAGGTCGTTGATCTCGCTCTCCTGCTTGCGGATGATCTCCGATTGGATAGCGTGCATTTTTTCGTAGGATACCATGCTCATCTTTCTGCTCCTTTGAGTTCTTCTATGTATTGTTTGAGTGCTTCACGCATTGCGTAGGCATTCAGGATGCCGCCGTATGGGTAACTTTCTTCATCGGTGACCGCTTCACGATAACGTTCTGACCAGATCGCGAGTTCTTTTGTCGCCTTGTCCATGTCAGCTCCGCTCAGCCTGAGTCGGTGCAGATGCCGGTTATAGAGTCTCTTCAGACCCGGGATGTGTTTTTCCATTTCAGACTCCTGGTACTCCGTGGCAGTTCGTGTACCACAGGTAGAATGTCACTGTCGGGATCTTGAATGCCCGGTAGCCGCGAATGTCCTTCTGCCATGAGTAAGCGAAGGGACATTTGCCCTGCTCGACGGCGGCTTTCAGGCTTTCGGCGTCGGTATGCAGGAACGCCGCGACCTTCTCGGTCGGGAGCGAGATCGGGAATTTCTCGCAGAGGGCTGTGAGCTCTGCAATGTTTGATTGGATGAATTCGGGGAACATGGTTTCACCTGCTTTCTGGATTTGTGGTTTTATTTTGTTGTCCTTTCCGTCTATTTCAAAAAAACGTCTTTCACATTGTCAATCCCCAAGGACTCGCATATCATCAACGCTTCTGAAACCGTGAAGACGCTTTGACCTGCCAGCTTCTTGTAAAATGTACTCGGTTTTATCTCGACCGATATCGCGAAGTCGTGTACTGTCAACTGCTTCTCCGCGAGAATGGCTTTCAGCTTGTTTTGCTTTGGCATTGGTTCACCTCCTCAGTTTTTTAGCTTCTATCGCGATCACTTTCGCGAACGCTCCATCGAGTGCGGCGTAAGCCGCGCACTCCTGCGGCGTTGCACATTCAATAATCTCCTCAGTCAGAATGTCTCTGTATTTTGCTAGGACGGCTATGTTGTGCAATGCCGCTTGTTTTTCTGTTTCAGGACTCATTTCGTTATCTCCTCCATTGCTACCGCCGTGAATATCTCGCTGAGAACTTGCGTGACCGCGAAGCTGTCCCAGTCGTCATAGCCGAGCGCGTGGCGAATCTTTTTCTCGAAGTTCTTGCGAGCTTCATGTCTTTCGTCGCGGTAGTTATACCACTCGCCGATTTTCTCGAACTCCTCCGGCTCTTTGGTGACCTGACCATCGAACCATTCGTCGAGCGCGATGTAATTCAGGCGAATCGTCTTTGTCTCGACGTGATAGATGCTGTCGCTCAGTCCACCGGGGACGTCGATAAAGCTACCAGTCGCGATTTCTTCAATCGCGAATTCCTTCTTGTTGAATATCTCGTTCATTTCGTTGCCTCCTCCTCATTCAGGTAATCTCTCATCCCGTCTTCATACTTTTTGCAGATCCGCACACAAGCTGCGCGGACTTTTCGGGCAAGGTCGCTGTCCCTCTCACCTCCTTCACCCTCTCATCAGCTCGTCTATCGAGCATCCGAGTACCTTAGCAAGCCTGACGAGCAGTTCTGCCCGGGGAAGTGATCTCCCGGTTTCCCACTTAGCGACCGTCGAGCGGTCAATGTCGAGTGCGCGGGCTATATCTTCCTGTTTCAGCTTGACTTCGTTCCGTTTGGCTTGAATGTTATTCACTTGATCTCCTCCTTTTCTGAATCACATTCACATTATACACCATAAAATTGAATTTGTCAAGGGGGTTTGTGATTTTTTTTCAGAATATCTTGACAAAGTGAATCTGATTCACTATAATATAGGTGAGGTGAATCAAAATGACACTCGCTGAAAAAATGAAGTTGCTTAGAAAACAAAGAAAAATAACTCAGGAACAACTTGCTATTGGAATAGGCGTTGAACGCTCAAGCATTGGAAAATACGAGACAGGTACTCAGCCTTCAACAGAAATAATATCTCGTCTTGCTGATTTTTTTGACGTTTCAGTTGACTATCTGCTCGGAAGATCTGATAATCCGGTTAAGCCAGTAAAAGAACCAAAGTCGAAAATTTCTGACGACGACGTCAAAGTCGCCCTTTTCGGCGGCGACAGCGAGGTCACAGACGAAATGTGGAACGAAGTCCAGAACTTCGTTGATTACGTCAAATCCAAACACACGAAAGGCGATAAATGATATCGGACAAGCTCTATCTTGAAGCTGAGCAGTCGGGGATAACGGTTTTATGCGGAGCTGAGCTGTCACTCACAAAGTCTGTTTCAGTCGAGCTTCCGGACGGCGAAATGTTTATCGGAATCGACGATTCAGTCATGCGCTCACGTGCGGAAGAGCGTGTTCATCTCGCGCACGAGATCGGTCACTGCGTCACCGGTGCGATGTATAACGTTCACTGTCCTATAATTCCGCGGCAAAGGTGCGAACGCATCGCCGACGCCTACGCAATAAAAAAGCTCGTCGACGAGGACGAGCTTAAACGGATTATTGATGAGCGCGAGGGAGATATAAGCGTCTGGGAACTTTCTGAGTGGTTTGATGTGACTGAGAAATTTATGATGAAAGCGGTCAAGTTTTATTTTGGAGACAAATAAAAAGGTCACTGTCTTTTATGACAATGTTGGCTGAAATAGGGTTGAGAAATTAAAAGAAATTGGAGGCATGTCTACTATGAAGAAGAAAAAAAGCACTGAAAACTATTTCATTGTCGGAGGCACGTTTACCTTCTTCGGCGCGCTGATGATTACCGCCGGATTTGTGATCGAGAAGATCACACCGCTCCTTATTCCGTTCATTGCTGTCTGGTCTATCGGACTCATTTTGCTGTTTCAGGGCTTCTCCGCCATAAAGATGAATAAACTCTTTGAGGCGAGGGAAGAAGCCGAAAAGACATTCGCCGAAAAGCAGGCTGAACTCGATGCGGAACGCGAGCAGGATCGCAAGAAGTATATTGACAGCGTCTTTAAGCTCGAATCGAAGTTCAATGAAATGCAGAAAAAGTATACTGAGAGCGGTTTCGAAGACTACGAAACAGCACAGAAGAAGCTCGCTGATATTTCAACTGAAATCGCCGAAGCCATCGAATCAAGGGCGCGAATTCAAGGCGAGATAGATAGTCTCTATGCAGAAGCCGAGAAAGCTGACAAACGAGCAAAGACCGCATCAAACAAAGCCGCGAAACTCATCGAGCTTTGCAACGCCTTCGCTTCAATGCTGAAAAAGCGCGACGAGATTCCGGACAAATATTTCACCATTCCGAATTTCACCGCCGAAGAGATCACCTCACTCTGTCCTTCGGTAGAGATGAAGATTCACAGCATGGACGTTCGCGACCTCCAGAAGGAATTTCGCGCAAATGACAAGCGCATCGACGAAGTGACCGAAGCCTACAGAGGACGCTACACAACGAAATCGAATCAGGCAATCTATTCGCTGATGGTCATTGCTCTCCGCTCCGAGCTTCAGAACATACTCTATAACCTCAAATACCAGAAACTCGAACAGGGTATCGACATCGTCAAGGTGATGACCACGAAATACCTCAAAATAGCCTGCGACGGCAATCAGAGCATCGCGCCGACAATGGTCAAATTCATCGGCGAGATCGAATATCTCTTCATCACCTCGGTCAAGATCGAATATGACTACTACGTCCGCAAGGAACAGGCGCGCCAGGAACAGCTCGCCATTCGCGAGCAGATGCGTCAGGAAGCCGAGGAGCGCAAGGCTCTCGAAGCTGAGCGTAAGAAGGTCGAGCAGGAAGAGCAGAAATTCAAGAACCAGATCGAGGAAGTCAATACAAAGCTTAGCACAGCCGAAGATTCTGAAGCTGCTGAACTTCGTAAGCGTCTTCTTGAGCTTGAGGCTCAGTTGTCAAGCGTTACGCAGAAACGGGAGGATATCGTTAATCTACAGAACGGTAAGGCGGGCAATGTCTACATTATCAGTAACCTCGGATCGTTCGGTGATAATGTCTTCAAGATCGGCATGACGAGACGGCTTGACCCGCAGGAGCGAGTTGATGAACTTGGCAGCGCGTCGGTTCCGTTCGGGTTTGATGTCCATAGCTTCATCTTCTCGGACGATGCCGTCGGGCTTGAGAACGAGCTTCATAAGCGGTTAAACGAGAAGCGCGTCAATAAGGTCAATATGCGCAAGGAGTTTTTCAATGTCTCGCTCGACGAACTTGAAGCTCTGACACGTGAGATTTCACCCACATCAGAATTCCGTCGCACAATGGCGGCTGAGGAGTATCGGCAGTCGATTTCAGGCGGTGCGAACTACGAGGACGTAACCGAGTCGGACGACGAGGAAGAAGACGATTCGACCGTCGCGTGACCATCCTGCCGACGTCGGCAAAATGCCTACCATTTTCGTGACCTCACGAAAAAGATCATAAAGATATCGTTGTTTCGATACGATTATCATAAAATATCTGCCTCGGCAGAAAAATAAAGGAGAATGACCATGAAAAATCGAATCCTGTCCCTGATTGTCTGTGCTCTCTTTGCTGTGACGCTGCTCTTCTCGTGCGGTGAACGAACCCCGGAAGCGACTGTTGACGGCTACATGAAAGCCTGTGTCGAGTTCAACCGGGAAAAGATGAATGAGTTCTTCCCGACAGGTGCGGAAGACCAGGACACACAGGTTGATGACGACACATACACAATTATGTTTAAGCGCATCAAGTATACGATAGGTACCTCTGAGATCACAGGTGATACCGCGACAGTCAACGTTACGATAACGACGCTTGATATGAAGACGATAATGGGAGAGATAATTTCCGATCTTATCGGTCAGGCGTTCTCACATATCGGGGATGACAGTTTCGACAGTGACGCCTACGCAAATGAGTTGCTCGCCGAAAAGATGAATGCGGAGGACGCTCCTACTGTTACGAACGAAGCTGTAGTAAACCTCAATAAGGATGGGTCCGGTAAGTGGATAATATCTGATGAGAGTCAGAACACGGATTTCATCGACGCTTTGACCGGAGGACTTATGTCAATGTCAGGCGTGTTTGACGAAATAGGTGGAGAGAAAAAAAGTGGCTGCTTTTTGTTGTGAGCCCAGCCACTATCACGAAAGGAGTTTTATGCCACGCAAAAAATCCCCGCCGCGGCGCGCTGATAACCGTTACGAGGTCAAGATCACGGTCGGCAAGGATATGTACGGCAAGTCGCTGCGCAAGAGCTTTTACAGCGAGAAGTCACGCGCTGACGCCGAACGGCTTGCCGAGGAGTGGAAGATCGCTCATCGCGCGTCTGAGATCACCGGGATCGACAATACGGGCGACCGTGGTGTCACATTCGGCAGATGGGCGACAGAATGGCTTGAAAAGTACAAGCGCGGCAGCGTCCGTGAAAACACCTTCTCGGAAACCTACGAGCGCACCGTCACAAAGATTCTCATTCCCGCGTTCGGCAACGCGTACCTGAAGCAGATTCGTCCCGCAGATATCACCGCATTTTATTCCAGAGTGCAGGAGACTTATCACGAGAGCACACTCAAGAAGATAAAACTCTGTCTGAACGGAATCTTCGACACGGCTATCGACAACGATCTCTGCTTCAAGAACCCGGCGAAGAACACGTCATATACAGTGAAGCTTCAGAGCGGAGAGAAGCATACATACACACGCGATGAGGTCGACACGATCTTTGAGTTTGCGAGAACTCATCCGAACGGACTACAGATTCAGATTCTCCTCTCACTTGGATTGCGCTGTTCCGAAATGCTCGGGCTTCGATGGTCTGACTTTGACTTTGAGCGTCAGACTGTCCACATCCAGCGCGCCGTTGAGTGTATCAGGTCCCGTCCGGTAGTTGGTGATACGAAGACTTTCAAGTCAAACCGTGTTCTCCCGGTCAGCTCGAAGCTCCTTGACGAGCTGAGAAAACGCAAGCCGGACTCTGACGGTTATATTACCACGACGAAGAATGGCACACTTTATACGACGATTGCCTACTCAACGTCAAAATATCGTACTTTCTTCAAGGCTATCGAGAAAGCTCATCCCGAGATTCCAAAGCTCACGCCGCATGAACTCCGCCACACCTGCGGAACACTTCTTTACGCTGACACGAAAGATATTTTCGCCGTATCGCGTTTCCTTGGTCACTCGGATATTAATATCACGACTAAGATCTACGTCCACGATGACGTCGAAGTTCTCCGTCAGAGCCTTGCAATCAGATGAAAAATGAGGTTATTTTGGTACATCTGTCGTCAAACAGTCGTCAGACGACCGAAAAACCTGCATTTTACTGGCATTTTTGACAGACTCTGACTCTGTATGTGGGAGTTCGAATCTCTCATCCCCAGCCAATGAAAAGAGCCGGAAAATCCAGTGTTCATGCGAATTTCCGGCTCTTGATCTTTTTGATGACAGATTTGCTCCGGGGGCTTTGCAAAGGCTTTTCCGGGGCTTTTTGTCGTCAGGGTGTCGTCAGGCGTGTAGGGTTTATCTGATTGCTGAAATCCGCTCATTTTTAGAATCTTCTGCTTAGGTTTTTGGCACAGGTTATTGACAATTGACTATTTTTATGCTATAATGATAATACCCAAAGCGAGATTGCACATATACTATAAATGAACTGGAGGTGTTAGTATGGCTTATTCGGCTGTTGAATTGTCGAAATACATTGTCACAAAGTGCGCCAATGATAAATGCCCTATAACAAATCTCCAACTGCAAAAGATACTTTACTATATTCAGAAAGATTATCTCAGCCGTAACGAGCTTGCTTTTGATGATTTGTTTGAAGCATGGCAGTTCGGACCAGTTATAAGGCAGGTATATTATTATTTTTGCGGCAATGGCGCGATGCCGATTATCAGTAAATACGATACTGTGATCGACAAAAGCGATCGTTGTCATGTTGATCCGATTGTTGAAGAAAAACGGAAGCTTGATCCTTGGGATCTTGTTGAGGATACGCACAAGCAAGGTAGAGCATGGTCAAAAGTTTTCAACCATGGGCAGGGGAACAAGCACATCATTGACAATGATTTGATCCGCAGATTGGGTTGACAAACTTATGGATAAACCGTTCGACGATAATCAGCGTTTGGAGTTTTGTAATATTCTTCATGAGCTTGCAAGGTCTCAAACTTTTTTGCAGGATCCAAAAGAGCGTTCAGGATTTTATTTGCGCTTCGAAAAACTGTATTATATAGATAGTACGAGTCGGTATCGTCACTATTATTCGGATATATTTCGGACACTTGTCGAAATTCAAAATGATGATTCTCCGGATAATGGAAATATTGATACGCTTGGTCAAAATATATCGGTTCTATATAATAACTATAGAGAAATAAACAAGCTCAACGGTGAACCGATCAACATTGCCTCAAGTCTGCAAAAACTATATGACCATGTAAGTCTCGATATTGCGCGTATTCAGTATTCAGATCGTGGCGATGACAGACTGTCGAGCGAAGAAAGATTCAATAGTATCAATTTCAGGTTGGACAATTCACTCTGCAAGAGCAAGAAGCTTGCCGAAGAAACTAAAGACTTAAGAAACGAAACCCGAACATTAAAGGAAACATTGGACAAAGCCCAGACCGACTACATCGCCATTCTCGGAATCTTCGCGTCGGTCGTCCTCGCGTTCGTCGGCGGTATGGCGTTTTCGACCTCAGTTCTCGAAAATATCAGAGACGTCAGCATCTATCGGCTTCTCACCGTTGCGCTCATTATTGGCATGGTATTCGTCACGGTCATATTTCTTATGTTCTACTTTGTAGGAATCCTGACCAGACAAAAGCAATTCACACTCAAAACGTGCGTTCCCCTGATAATCGTTTACGCGATTTTCGGGATATTGCTTTGCTCCGTATTTGTCATGTGGATGTGCGGTACTGTCGAATCGAGGAATAGCAAGATAACCAGACAGTATGAATCCATCGAAACAACCGAAACAGAAATCACTGACTCAATCGAATCCGAAAAAAATAACGCTGCCGCAGAATAGTTCCGCGGCAGCGTTTTTTCCTCAATCGTCGACCTTCAGCTTTTCCTTCAGCAGCTCGATTCCGGCGACGATGGCATTAACACGCTGAGTTCCCATCGCGTCGGCACACTTCTGAATGTCTTCGATTTCCTGTTTTGACAGACGGAATCCGACTTTTTCGGTTCTCGGGTTGTCGGTCGGTCTGCCCATTTTTTTCTCGCCGATAAAAATCACGTCCTCTCTTGACAATCGGGGCAAAACGTGATATAATAGAAACGATGAGGGCGGCGGCAAGTCCGCCCAAGTCGTTTTTGGATTAAGCTCCGGCGTTATTCGTCGGAGTTTTTCTTTTTGTCTGTCCTCTTTGCTTCGGCAATGAGTTCGTTGACCAGTTCGAGAGCCTTATCGTTTTTGTTTTCTTCAAGTAAAGCTCTGAGTGAGATAAGAACTGCGAGTAATTCAAGCCTTGTCATTGGTTTCATTTATATCTCCTTTCTCGTCTTGCCCCGGTATTGTGGTCTTTCCTGATCACATATATATTATAACATATGGTCGACCAAAAGTCAATAGGTTTCGCACAATTTCTTTGCGAATAAATGTAAATATACAATGAACACGGTGTGGCAAAGAAAATTCCTTTGCCACACCGTGTTTTCACCTCAGCGCATTCTCCGCCCCGATCGGATTGCTCTTCATCCACTCGTTCATCTTCTCGACAACCTCGTCAATCAGCCGCGACAACGACTCCTCGGAGATCAGCCATGTCAGCCATTTGTACCGCGCGTAGAGCCACGCAATGACCTGCTGCTTCTTGAGTTGTCCGGTCTTCGCGCCGTAGAGCCGCTCAGCTTCGACCGCGAGTGACATCAGCACCGAGTTCAGAATCTCCCTCCGTCTCGCCGGGGACGCCTGAATCAGCGTCACCACAAACGCCACCGCCGCCGCGATCACAGCCAGCGCAAGAATCACCCACGGAATCACCTTCGATATATCCATTTTTCTTTACCTCCCGGTTTTCGGTAATTTTAATGATTGAGCTGAGCGCGAGTTCAATCGCGCCCACAATGCCGCCGACGCTGTACGCCGCCGTGTAGTCACCACCCGATACCGCTTGAAGTATCGCGACGAATGGTAAGTACACGGCAATGTACACTAGGACGGCGATTATCAGCCGTTTCAGATATCTCATATCTTCACCCAGCTCAGAATCTCGCGCAGGAGAATCCGATCCGGCTTGACCTTCGAGATCGTGCAGACCTTTCCGATCAGCCGCGCCGGAATCGGGAATCCGTTAGAGTAGAGGTCTCCGAAACGGATTGTGTACTTCTCGCCGACCGAATATGGCATGCTGTCGAAATACCCGGTGTCGAGGTCGACGTCGGTGCTGATGCCATACACGCGCCCGGCGGAGTGCTGCCAGATTTTCAGGTTCGGGACGCTCATCGGCTTTGCGACGCCGTAATGCGCGAGCCAGATGTCGGTGTCCGCGAAGGCGTTCTTCACGAACCGATACTTCAAGAAATTCGGGTTCGTGTAGAGCATCGGACGAAAGCCCGCGCTCTGGACGCGATTCAGGAACGCGCGCGTGATTTCGGTAAGCTCCGACTTGCCGAGGTCGCCGAGATAGCGGTCAGACTCGACATCAGCCGCCGCCCAGAGCGAAATCTTGTCCCGGTACGGTGCGATGACATCGATGAAATAATCGGCTTCGTAGTATGCCTCGGCGACCGACCGCGCGGTCATCCAGTGCCAGACGCCGAGCTTCATTTTCGTCTTCGACGCTTCAGTGATGTTCCGGACGAACTTCGAGTCGGTGAAAATCCGCAGGTGCTCGGTCGCTTTGGTTTCGCCGCGCCCCTGACTTGCCTTTATCATCGCGAAGCCCTGAGTCAGCGCGACACATCGCCAGTCTATGATTCCCTGCCCGGTGTAGACGTCGATTCCGTTCATTATACATTCCTTTCGAGTTCAACGATCCTGCTCTCGTGGTCGTCGAGGCGGTCGTAGATGCGCCTGTGACTCTCCTTGTTCTCGTCGTGTTGACGGTTGAGGTCGACTCTGAGCTGCGCCATCGTGTCGTCAAGCCTTGTCAGCGTCCGGACGAGCTTGACCAGTACGCCGCCGAGCGTGACAAGACACCCGACGATGATTATCAGCGCGGAGAGAATTTCCCATGTCATGAGACCACCTCCCAGAAGCTTTCAGTTCCGGTCACGCCGGGTTCGTAGGGGTTGTTGTCCTGCTTTGACCGCCAGATTTTGTCCGAGTGCTTGCAGACTTCGTCTTTCATGTAGAGTCCCGACGTGCCGAGCGGCGCGACCCATGCTTTGGCTTTTTCAGCGTCCTTGGTGTGCTTGAGACTCCAGAGTGCGCGGGTGTTTGATGGTGTACTGCCGGGGTAGTACGAAGCGTTGTGTGGCTGTATGAGTCCGAAGCCCTGCCGCTCGCCGTCTACAATTTCATATACTGGAGAGCCGACCGCCCAGCTGCTATAGTCCTTTTCGGGGTCGAACAGCGGAATTTTCGATTCCTCGGCGATGATCGCCGTGCCGTCGAGGTCCTTCGCGCGGGAACGCAGATCGAGCGCGTCGGCTTTGCCCTTTTCCTTCATCAGGGCGAGGATTTCTGCTTTTGTCATGCCTCGTTTACTCCTTCCTCATATGCCGCCGTCGCTTCCGCGAGGACGCTCGCGGCCGTGTCGGGCTTGGGCTTCGGTTCGGGCGGGTTGATCGGTTTGAAGCTTCCGGTTTCATCGTCGTAGTACCAGCCCTCCGGAGCGGTTGGCTTGATGAAGCGTGCGTCGCCGGTTTTGTTCGAGTCATAGCCCCAGTTCTCGAAGACATAGTCAGGTGTCTCGACAAAGATGATGTCCGGCGGGTACTTGCCTATAGTGCTGTCAATGGTCGGATGTACTGCTGTCGCGTCCCAGTAGCAGAAGCCGTTGTAGATCTGGAATATTTTCATGGTGTTGTCTCCTTATTATGCAGATTTTTCGATGTAGTACTGGATGATAGCTATGCCGGAACCGCCATTCCCGCTTCGTGCCGGACCTGAGTAGTATGAACTATAGCCGCCCTGACCGCCTCCACCGCCCAGAAGTCCATCTCTGTTTCCATCTCCTCCTGGACCGTAGGCACCACCTCCGCCACCTCCGTTCCCACCATGCCCCGCTGGTCCGTAACCGCCACCGCCTCCTGCACCATAGTCGGTCTTAAAATTTTCGGCGTTTGCACCCGTCATATAATCGGCGTCTCCCCCGTCTGCCTGGTAACCTGCCCCTCCGCCTCCATAATAGCCACTTCTACCATCCTTGTCATATGATGATTTTCCACCTTTTCCACCTGATGAGCTGTTGTTGCCACTTTGGCTTGTTGAATTACCGTTCGCACCTGCGCCGCCGTCCGCGCCACCAGCACCACCAATTCCGTTAGGTCCTGCGCCGCCACCTCCGAACTGCCCGCCAGTTCCGCCGGCACAACCATAATCACCAGCGCCGCCAGCCCCACCGTTGCCACCGTGATCTGTAGTCGGAGCTTCGCCACCATTCGCGGACAAAAGTGTTCCGAATGAGGTTATTCCGCCGTTCCCAGCGCTTTGAGATTGAGCTGCACCACTGCCGCCTGTACCAATCGTTATTGGGTATGTTGATCCTGGAGTGACATTCAACTCTGCATAAGCCATATAGCCACCACCGCCGCCGCCTGTTTTGCTTCCCCCAGCACCTCCCCCAAATAGCCGCACGAATATCTTCTCGACTCCAGCCGGACAGGTCCAGTTTCCGGACGTGGTGAATATTTCCGTCTTAAGTACCTTTTCGGCAGCGCTGCCTCCAAACTGATTGATGATCATACCTTTATCCTCCCAAAATAACGATATTAGCCGTGACCGCCGCCGACGGTACGCTCTTGCAGGTAAATGTGAGCTTCCCCGCCGACTGCGCCGTGCAGACTATACCTGCCTTGCCCCAGACTTCCTGCGAATCAGCTGTCGGCGCGACGAGAATCGTATTCGACGACGTAACGCCGGAAACGGTGACCGTCTGAGTTCCGTTTGACCAACCCGAAGCGGACAGCGTCACGGTCTTCGTGGTATGCTTGCCCTCCGCGCCGAGCTGCGACCGTGCGCCTGACGCGGTCGTCGAGCCTGTCCCGCCGCCGCTTATCGGTACTGCGCCTGACAGCCCTGCCGCGTCCTGCCTTGTAAGGTCGGAGACCCACTGCGTGCCGTCGTAGCGCACTGTCAGCGGCTTGTCAGCCGTTATCCCTCCGGCGGGATTTTCCGCCGGAACGCCGCCGGGACCGCCCCACAGCTTTTGCTTTATTGTCTT